GTCTATCATTGCCTTAGCAGGTAATGAAGTAAGAATGTCGGACAACAGCTTGTATATGATACACAATCCAATGACAGGAACGTTTGGGAATGAAGGTGATTTAGAAAAGCAGATTGACTTGCTAAAAACCATTAAGTCTCAGATGATTTCGATTTACTCAAACAAGTCGGGCTTAGAAACGGGGAAAATCTCCGAAATGATGGACGAAGAAACTTGGTTAAATGCTGAAGAAGCATATAGTCTTGGGTTTATAGACTCTATCTCGGATGCTATTAAAGTAGCAGCCAAATATGATGTTTCTAAGTTTAAAAATATAACAAACGAAGAAATTAAAAATAAATTAAATATTAATCTAAAGAGTAAAAAAATGACTGATGAGTTAAAAACTTGGTTCAATGGTAAAGTTGAAGAAATTATCGCTAAAGTAAAAAATGATAATTCTTCTGAAACTGTTGAAGCTAAATCGGAAGTTGAAGTGAGTATTGCAGATGAAGCTGAAATTTTAAACAAATTTTCAAATTTAGAAACAGAAATCACTACAATGAATGGGTCTATTGCTGAATTAGAAGGAGAAAAATTAACTCTAACTGAAGAAGTAGAAAGACTTAATGCTTTATTAAGTAAAGCAAATGCAAAGGGAACTGAAATTTCTACAGACGGAGACCCTGCAGTAGTAGTAGAAAATAAAGTAGAAGATAATGATGCTAAATTCTGGAATGGAATGTTAGCTAAAATAAATTTAAAATAATAATTAAAAAAACAAAAAAATGGCAAATGTAGCATTACAAGCGGGAGGTACTTTAGCATATAACGGTACTTACGCTTCTAAAATTCTTTTAGAACCAATGTTTCACTCAGATGATATTATGAGAAATTATACTATCTACCCTAATGTGAAATACAAACAAAATATAGTTATGGCTCCTTCATTAAGCAGTATTACTGCTGTAAATGACGGATGTACTGCAGTAAACGCAAATTGCGACCCTGCAGGATTCACGGTAACTCAAAAGCAGATTGAAGTATCAAATGTGGCTGTAAAACAAACTCAATGTTGGACAGAGTTTAAAGATTCAGTAATTGTAGAGTCTTACAAAAATGGAGTTAATATGCCTGACTTGACAGGAACTCAATTAGCAGAAGTAATCATAAACAGAGTAAGAAATGGTATTCAGTCTGATATGGTTAGAAATATGTGGGCAGGAGATACAGCAGCAGGAGTAATTGCTATTGACTGTACTTACGACTCAATGGGAGACGGACTATGGAAAAAATTATCAGCAGGAAATGCTATTAATGCAGGAACTCAATTAAGAGAAGTAACAGGGACTTTAGGTGCAGCAGCAGCTGAGTATATTACTGTAGGAGCTACTTTACCTGCAGCAGATGCTGTATTAGTATTAGAAGATGTATTTAACACAGCTTCTTCTGCATTACAACAAGTACCTGCTTCAGAGAAAAGAATTTTCTGTACTCCAAACATCTATAACGCTTGGTACAGTGCATTAACTCAAGTTGCTTCGGCAGGTGCAGTTGATTACGGACATTCAGAAGCTCAGTCAGGTAAAACAAGATTATACTTCAGAGGTATTGAGTTAGTTCCTATGTATGAGTGGGATACAGCTTTAACTACTTTAGCAGGAGCAACTTTCCCTGCATTATTTACTGCAGCAACTGCAGGTATTGACGCAACAGCAGGTTGTATATATGTTGCTAAAGAAAACTTACTTATTGGAACTGATGTTTCTTCTCCTGAGAACGAAATGAAAATGTTCTATGATGAAGTTTCTGATAATGTTTATATCAGAGCAGGATTTACTATGGGCTTCCAATATGGTTGGGACTCTTTAGTTAATGGTTCTATGTTAGTAGACTAATTTAATTGTATATAGGGTGGGAGCAATCTCACCCTAAATACTTTTTAACTTTTAAAACAATAAATAATGGCAATAACAAATGGAATAAATATAGCTTGTGATGATTTACAAGCATCAGGTGGGATAAGAAATATTCTTATTAGGACTTGGGCAACAGGAGATGCAATTACTTATGTAAATAGTGCTACTTCTCACTCGATATCTAGCATTACTAATGGTGGTTCTGATGCTACTTGGTTTAATTATGAGTTTAAGAATGAATTACCATCTCTAACTGTTACTGCAGCTAAAGAAAATGGTTCTACTTCTTATGAATGTGCTTTAAGTTTTATGATGCCTGAGATGGATGACTCTAAAGCAGCGGCTTTGCAATCACTTATGGATACTTGTATGATGGTAATTGCAGTTGGAAACAATGGTAAAAATTATGTATTAGGTGTAAGCCAAAAGTATAGTAATGAAAAAGCAACTCTTAGAAATCAAACTTATGCTAGTATGACAGGAGCAGAGGGTGCTTCAGGAGCTGCTTATAATGATGATAATGGTTGGACTGTAACTATGGGCTGTAAGCAATGGGAAGCTCCAAGATTATATACAGGAACTATAAATTTATTTACTGCAACAAGCACGTCTACTACATCTTAATTAATAATAATATAAAAAATAAAATAAAATGGCA